AACTCAGACTTGGGTGCATTGTCGAGAAGAACCTAAAGCATTTCTCAGTAGGAAGGTCAATTCTCGGGACCGAATTCCTGGAGGACGAACTGGTTCTCAGGAATAGGTTCGGATTTGAAATACCAAAGGGTTCAAGACTTGAGAATTACCTTGAATCAAAGAAAAACAAAGTATAATATCCACCAAGATGTCAAAAGAAACAATACAGATTAGGGACTTCGAGCTTTTCTACGAGATTGTGAAGTCAATTTCAAAGATGGCCGACGGTGTTAAACTGACAATAGACGAAAACGGTCTTGTTGTGTATTCTAAGAACGACTTTTCCAAGTGCAACTTAACCTCCAATTCGATTTATTCGAATTCTAGACTTGAGTTCTGCATATCAGAACTTCCTACGTTTCTAAGGGTTCTTACAACGGTCAAGGAAATGTACAAAGACGACTACATGTCCGTAAAGATGTCGTACGAACAGCCGTTTCTGAAGATAGAGTCTGGGAAATTCAAGACCAAAATTGCTTCCGTTGACGAACAAAGGGTCTCCAAGTTCGTTGCCACCAAGATAAAGTCTGAGCTCTCTCCTAAGCTCGAGTTCACGACAAGTTCTGGTCTCATAAAGACGATAAACGGACACTCCTTCATTTTCCAGAATTCTTCAGATGCCAGGATATACATAACGACGGAAAAGGACATGCAGAATAATACGATATTTGCGACAATCGGAAACGAAAGCAACGAACTTGCAAATTCCATAACCCTTGAACTTGGCTTGATTAACAGTGGTAGCCTCCTGAACGAAGACGGGAACCCACAGAAGATTATACTCGATTTCAACAGGTTGAACATACTCAACATGTTCCAGTCAGATGAGATAAAAGTTTCCGTTGACAAGAAACTTCCAGTACTTGTTTCTGACATTACGAAAAACGGAAAGAATGATTCTTTCTTCTCGGCAAAAGTTTGCTCTTTCATGTTGGTTAGATAATATGACAATTTCAGAATTTGACGAAATAGCTGGAAAATGTGGATTGGCTACAAACATTGATACCGTCAAGAAAATGGAACATGACAAGGAAAGCCTTGAATGGTTCCTTAGAAACGACGTTTCAAAGTTGATTGTAGACGGAAAGGAATATCTCTGTACGTCAAATCCTACATACATAGAGCTTCTTGACAAATTGAGGGTAGTAAAGAACAGAAGTTCGGCGGTCAGGATGTTCGTGAGGTCAAACAAACTGAAAAGTTTCCTAAAGAGCAAGAACAAGGGAATAGTAAGGACGTGGGACCTGGTCAAAAACAAAAAACTTGAGATAAGCATGGAATCCCAGTGGTCCATACCATACAGGATGTGGATTTGCATAGGGGATATGTCGAACGAGAGTGTTTCCAAGGCTATAGAAAAGGCCACGATAGAAGTCCTTATGAGAGGAACCAGAAATGACACCTGAACTCAGAGATTGGGTAAACAGCGAAATAATGCCATATCTCCCAACAAATAGGGTATCACAGGGAGACAAGATAATGTTCAGGTGTCCCATCTGTGGAGATTCCAAGAAAAGCTCCAAAAAGATGCGAGGATACTACTATCTCAAAAGTGCAAGCTATCATTGTTTCAACTGCGACGCAAACCTTTCTGGAATGAAATTGCTTCAGGCGTTCTCTGGAGAGGATTACGATAACATAAAAAGTAGATTCTTCAAGACCATGTTCGACGGAAAGCACTTTTCAAGCCTTTCGTCAAATTGGTCCATTTCTCATGAAGAGAAAAAAGTGGAGAATGTACTTAATTTTTCCAACGTAATCAAGCCAGAATGGAAATCAGAGCTTTCCGAAAGGGCGACAAAATACCTTTCCGACAGACTCGTGATGTCTTCTCCGTTTCTAAAGGAGAAATTCTACTCCTATTTCTCAAAAAATGGTGGGGAATACATATTGATTCCATGGAAAATAAACGGTGTCGATGCTTATTTCCAGTTAAACGACTTCCTTAAGCTAACCGACAGCGGTAAGAAGTACATTTTTCCCAAGAACAAAGACAAATTAATCTACGGATTGGACAACATAGATATTTCATTTCCTTATTTGATTTGCTTCGAGGGAGTTTACGATAGCCTGTTCGTTAAAAACGGAATCGCAATAGGCGGAAAGAACCTTACTGAGCTACAAGGAAAAATTCTCCGAAAAAGGTTCCCAAACCACAGGATAGTTTTAGCACTTGACAACGACAAGCCAGGGCTTATAGCAACCGCAAGAACGCTTGAAAAGGATAATTTCACCCGTGCATTATACTTTAAGTGGTTCAATTCGTATACAAAACCAAAAGACATAAATGATTTTGTCAAAGAAAGCGGGAATGTAAATGAATTTTCAGATGGTAAAACCGTAGAATCTATGATTGTTGATTCAATAACTATGAAAATGTGGCTTTCACAAAACGGATATCTGGTGGAACATGGTAAGGATAAACAAGAGCGGAAAAAGAGGAAAGTACAATAACGCACACACTGGAACTTTCACTCCAACACACCCAGAAAAGTTCAAGGGAAGATATAGACCGATATATAAATCTGCTCTCGAACTTAGATTCATGCGATATTGCGACAGGAATCCGAACATCGTTCTCTGGGACTACGAAGGACTTAAGATAAAGTATCTCGACAAATCCGAAAAGCCAGAGAAGGTCAGGAACTACCACATAGATTTCGTGATTTACGCAAAATCTGGAGACGGCATCAAAAAGATATGGGTCGAGATAAAGCAGTCTTCGGAAGTCAGAAAACCAGTGAACGAAAGCGACCAGATGGCTGTAAAAACTTGGGTCAAGAACCAATGCAAGTGGAAACAGGCAATCACAACAGCAAAGATGAACGGTGCAGATTTCAAAGTCATAACGGAAAAGCAACTAAACTAATTTTGGGTAAATATTAAAACATGGAAATCCACAGCTATAATCAGGAATTGGCAATAGCCAACAATCAGTTCAAACGACTTTTCAACAACATAGAAGTGTAGAGGAAGGACGGAACCGTTGATAAGTTCGCGTGTGTAATAGGAAATAGGTCCAGGATTTTCAAGAATTTGGAAAACCCCAATAAAAACGGCGAATGTTCCCTCCCCATCATAATCATTCAAAGAACTGGAATAACAAAAAACAACGATAGACTCACAAACGTATACAACGAAGTAAAGTATGCGTCTCATTCTGGGGCATTGAATTATAACCTATTCACACCAGTTCCGATAGACATAACGTATCAGGTTACAATTGTATCGAAAAGACAGGGTGACGTAGACAAGGCACTTTCAAATTTCATACCATTCTTCAACAAAGACGCTTTCGTGAGGTTCAAGCATCCCAAGTTCGAGGGTATGTTCATGAAGTGCCAGGTCATCATGGAAGACACGATAACCGAGGAAAGGCCAGAACAACTAGACGCGTTCGACGATGACGTTGTGACGTGTACGTGCAATTTCATATTCAAGACATGGATATTCTGCGGAAACGACGTGATAAGCCAGAAAGGAAATTCCATCGTACACAAGGTATCAACCCTCATATCCGTGGACAATGACGGTACATCTTCAGAAGTTTCGGTTGTCGTCGATACCGAATACGACGGGTTCATTCCAACAGTTAGACAGATAAACGTAGGATTCTATCCAGTTCCTCTCCTGTCGGATTTCATAGAGCATATAAACTGGGTCGACAGCCTTGAGCCAGAAACTGACGAAAGGCCGTATGTGGACAGACTTATCTGGAGGATAGACGAAACTGGAGAGATTTGCGGACAAGTCGGAAATTCGTACAACTATCCTCAGTTCTCGTCGGACTATCTTTCTGGTTATTACGACGAAAGAAAGACGGAATCTGGATATATATCTTCACAGCTTTCCACGTACAACTACCTGTCTGGTCCCGACGAGGCGCATAGGCCGTATAGCAATATTTCAATAATAACAGTCTCATCCATATAATATTTGGATGGGAAAATGGAATATAATACGTAAAAACGTGAGAAATCCTCTCACAGACCCAGAGTCCAGATTCTTCATGGAAGAGTACGGGTCTGGTGGACTTTCATACACAAAGCTCGATTCTGCTAAGAAAAACCCCCTGTTTCCTAAAGCCAAGTTTATCTATGTCGTAAAGTCATACGAGGCACCTAGAAAATACAAGCTTCTCGGAACATACAGGAAAAGCAGGTATTATGGAATAGCCGTCCTTACGGACGAGAACAAATTCTATTACAATGAATACATGTCAAAAATGACATGCCTTTCAAAGTCTAATCTTCTCGACCTGGAAAGGATTTTCTTGGACGGTTTCATTATCGACGGAGAAACAAAGATAACCTTATCAAAGAACATAACCGACAAAAACGAGCCCCTGTACCTTTATCTAAGAACAGTGTCCAAGCTGTTCGGAATACACATAAAAAGAAGAGACACGTTGAGGACTTTGAACATAACTAACAATTACCTGGGGAAACTAGTAAAAACCAGAAAATGCAAAGAACTCACCTTTTATTCCAAAGGTGGATTGAAAAAGAAAATGCTTGAGGGAGGATGGCTTAACTTTCTCCCCAACGACCTGTACGAGAAGATAACAAATCCAGAAACAAAATTAAGGACTAAGAACCTGATACTCATGTGTTCTATGGGAATTTTGTCAATGTTCAAAGGAGACCAAATAATCAAAAGGAACAAAATAAGAGAGGAAAATAAGAAAAGGGAGATGTATAATATTTAAACGGAGTATCAAATGAAGCTAGGCGACGCATTAAAAAACATAAGAAAAAGCACTGGCGCTAAGGCGCTTACGATTTCCAAACCAACTGGATATCTTAACACAGGTTCGTATGCACTAAACAGGGTTCTTACTGGTGACATTCACAAGGGTTTTCCAGTCGGGAGAATATCAACCCTTTTTGGTCTTTCGCAGTCTGGTAAGTCGCTTATAGCGGCAAATACAGCTGTCAACGCTATTAAGGAAAACACTGTAGACAAGGTAATAGTCTTTGATTCCGAAGGAGGATTCCCAGTTGACATATTCATGGATTCTGGAATAGAACTCGGAGACGAGGATACACCAGATTGTCCAGTTCAGTATATCAGGGTACACTCTGTCGAGGACTGCGCCGTAAAGATGATTTCGACTTACGACATGCTGGTCAAGGCACACGAGGAATGGGAGAAAGACCCAGACAACAACGACCATATCAGGGTTCTCTGCATTCTCGATTCGTTCGGATTCCTTGGTTCCGACAAGCTTGTTGCTGACGCCGTCGACAAAAGCAAGATGGCAAACGATATGGGAATCACAGCAAAGCTAAAGAACAACATGCTTCGCGGACTAGTAATGAGAGTGTGCGAAAGCGACTGCACACTTCTCGTAATCAATCACGAATATCAGGACCCTGGTGCCATGTTCACAAGCAAGATACACCAAATGGGTGGTGGAAAGCTCATAGAATACTCATCACATGTTGTTCTCCAATGCGAAAAGGTGTTCGTCAAGGCAGACGACAACGACTATCTCACTGGGCTTGAAAAGGAAGATGGAAACGTAGGATTCTACAAGGGAAACAGGTTGAAGTTCTTCACAACAAAGAACAGGGTTTCCAAGCCAATGTACGGGGCTGAGCTTTACGTCGACTTCGAAACTGGAATGTCAAAGTATGACGGACTCATAGAGGAAGCCGTGAAAATGGGATTTCTACAGGACACAAGGGGCGGATATATTTGCCCATCGTATTCAGACAAGCGCGTCACGTACAAGGACCTGATAACAAAAGACGAAATCTGGAACACGTTCATAGAGAAATTCAATGAAAAGAGTATCCAGATGATGAAATACTCCAATAACACATCAAACGCACTTGACGAAATGGAGATTTGACTATGACAAAGGGAAAGATAAAAAAGGGTGGGATTAACCCAATAGAGAAAAAGCCAGTTGTTACGTCCCCAGACAATATACACGGAGACGCTACATTGGAGGATTACGAAAAAATAGCCGCCAAGATTGCAATATCAAGCGATAAGATTATAGACGAGGCACTTGACAAGATGGAGCAAAGGGATAAAAGGGTTGAAGCCGAAAAAGATGCAATGAAACCAGAAAAGGATTCCATTGTTGCAGAAGAGTCGGTCCAGGACAGTAAACCAGAACAAGTTCCTGAAAACGTAGAAAAACCATTAAAGGAACCAATTCAAAATCCAAACATCGATAAAATTAAAAAAGAAAACAACGAACTGAGGGGGGACATAGACAATCTAAGAAAGTCAATGTCTGGCATGACCATAATAGAGACGGAAGAGATGTTCAGGAAAGAGATAGATTCTCTTACGAGCAAGAATGACGACCTCATACTTAGGAACAGTGAATTGGAATTTGAAATTTCAAGGCTTATGGTCGAAAACACGGCATTAAAGCAGAAGCTGGAACATTTTGAAAATTCAAACAGAATTCCACCACAGATAAGCTCAAGGGAATCTTCCATAATTAGACAAAATTCCCAGATGATGGGAAGAAATGAGCAAGCTTACCCAAGAGGAGTCATACGAAATTCGTCGTGGCCATCCATGAACGGATACGAATCGTGGAACTGAGTCTGGTATAATATGTCAACACCAACAAGAAAAAACTAGACAAAATGGAACTCGACTTCACAAATGAAATGCTCGAGAGGACCATCATCAAGAAGTCCCTCGTAGACAAGAGGTTTTTGGGTGTAATAAGTCAGTACATGGACCAGAGATGGTTCGAGACTTCCAAGTCACTCGGAATAATCGGAAAACTTATAGTAAAATACTACAACAAATACGAAGGAACCCCGTCTGTTCAGATAGTACAGGCCATGGTTTCAAAGTATTGCCAAGTCCATCCAGATACACCACAGGCCGACATACTAAGGGACCTCACGGAAATAGCAAGGCTGGAAGTAGACCTTTCGCTTGACGTAGTAAACTCGAATCTCAGAAAGTTCGTAAAGGAGAAGCTTCTTTACTATACGATTCACGACAACGCCGTGGACATAATGAACCACGGTTCAGTCGATTCATGTATAGATAAATTTGATAAAATCCAGAAGTTCACGTTCGACGAGACGAACTTCGGGATGAATTACTTCAACAAGGAAGACCAAGAAAAGCACTGGGAATACGTCAATAATCCAGAGGCCAGGATAAGCACTGGATTTGATGGACTTGACAGGTATTTGCACGGCGGGTTCTACAAGGGCGGAAAGATGCTCGCTTGCATAATGGGTCAGGCTGGTCTTGGAAAAAGCCTATTTCTTTCGAACATAGCCGTAAATTGCCTAAAAGAAGATTTGAATGTTGTCGTAATCTCCCTTGAAATGAGCGAAAACGTCTATGCGACAAGGTTTGACGCACATATTTCAGACTCGAACATCAACAAGCTAAAGGACAACAGCAAATCGGTAATAGCCAAGATAAACGAGTTTTACAACAACCACCCAAATGCAAATCTATTCATAAAGGAATATCCTCCTAGAACGATTAGGGTTTCCGACATACAGATATACCTTGACAATCTGAAGGCCGCTGGAAACAAATTTGACATTATCATAATAGACTATCTCAACCTGGTACTCCCAAACAAGAGCAGGGATAACATGTATCAGGACATAATGGACGTTGCGGAAAAACTCAGAGCCCTTTCGTATATCTATGAAGTTCCAGTCGTAACTGCAACACAGGCAAATTCGGAGGGGATGAATAACGAAAATATCGGAATGGAGCATGTTTCGGAGTCAAGGGGAATAGCCCATACGGTAGACTTCCTCGCTGGTCTTTACCAGATGGAAGAGGACAGGGAGCACGGAATCATAAACATGAGATTAATAAAGAACAGATTGGGAGGTTATGTCGGAAAAGTAATACCGTTTAACCTAAACCCAGAATCCCTTGTTCTGAAGGACACGACATATTCACCAGAGGGTTCATTGGGCTCGTCGACCGAATCATCGGCAATTATGGACAACTTCCAAGAACTTTCACAGGATATAGATGACGTATGAGGCTATCGACATGAAGGAACACGAACAGAATGAACTTGACTTCAACACAGATGATTATAACGGGTTCTATTACACAAACGAGAAACACCTCAAGAAAATGGACGACAAGTTCATTTTGTCGAAGGTAATAGAGAAATACCCAGACTTTTCAAAATCTGATGATGAGAATATATTAAAGCAGACGCTTTCCGTTATAGCGAGTGACACAAAATTCATAAAGAGGATAATATCTGAACTTGGTATAACAGTAGAGGAGTTGTTTAGTTCGATTTACAGAAAATATTCATTTATTTTCAACGGTTCGTTCATTTCCAAAATACAGAAAATAATAAGCGGTCGTGCATATGCAAGAGAAGTCAAGAGACGTGTCGGAAAAGGAAAAACAAGTGGTCGCGGCAAGTCAAGGAAGCGCAGAGGAGCAAAAAGAACTTCTCGCAAGAATGTTTAAATATCTTGCACAGGAAAATAACCCACACATCGTTAGGAAGGTCAGCTTCGACAGAATCGGAGGAAAGACCTATTACAGAAACCACAAGAAGGCATTCGACAAGCTCCACCATGTAATGGTGAAATACGGAATAAGACCATACAACTTCATCAAGTTCGCAATAGAACAGACAAATGTTTATACACCAGAACTGATTTTAAAGCCAAGTTTGTTTCTTGAATACGCAAAACGATTAAACGAGAGGGAATGCCTAGAAAAGGTATACTCCAATTATATCAGGTCTGTTTCAAACGTAGCAAAAATATGCGTAGAAAAAAAGATTTCACCAGTTGATTTCATAAAGGAGTCCATATCTGGAAACAGGATTGCATATGAATACATGTCTGGAAGAATGTCTAAGTACTTCATCGTTGCAATACCTAATTTCGTGAAAATATATGACTTGCTCGACAAGATGAACAAAGAAGAGCTTTGTATAATATACAATGCAGCTGAGGAACTCAGGAATGTGTTGCAAGACGCGTGCCTGATGAAAACTGGTGGAACGGCTAGGCCAATCCACGATGTTACCGAAGCAATGAAAAAACTAAACGAAAACAAAAACAAACCCGAAAAAGAAGAAAACCAGGAGTAATAATTATGTGTACATTCTGCTCAGACCTTCCATCTACTGAATACGGAGCAAACAGGAAGAAGGCACCGATAACCCTTTTCCTCAAGCCAAACGATGCAAACAACGAAAAGGAAAAATATCGTTTCAGGATTCTCAATTTCAGGTCGCAGGGCAAGAACGACCGTAGGCATCCGTTTATTTCCCGTTTTGTCCACAACCACTGGGGAATGAATGACAACGGATTCAAGGTTGTCGATGACTATGTCGTATGTCCGTCTTCTGCATACATCGATGCTAAGAACGACCCGACTCTCGGGTTCATGGACACCTACAAGGAACTCAAGCTCAAGGAGAAAAAGCCTACATGGGACAACGTATGTCCAGTTTGCCGCAGACTGGCAGAGGCTTGGAACGCCTACAACAGCAGTGGAAGGACAGACAGGCTTTCCCTTGAGCGCATCAAGAGCCTCAAGAAGCAGTTCCAGGGAATCGTTCCAGTCTATGTAATCAACGACCCAGTTAACGAGAAGAACAACGGAAGGTTCAAGTGCATCATCTTTTCAAATCAGGACGAGTACAAGCAGTTCGTCGGTCTTGTTAACGCAGAAATCGCAAAGATTTCGGTTTCTGGCACTCCGTACGGGTGGTGCAATGGCAAGAACGCCGTCGACTTCTATCTCCGCATGGAGAAGGTTCCCGTAATCTGGAACGCTGGAAAGGCAAATGAGAAGCAGGGCTGGGAGAGGAAGATTACTAAAATGGCGTTCGGCAAGGAGCCTTATGACTTGCTTGACGCAAACAAGAGGGAGATTGTTACGAAGGAGGCCATTGACAGGTTCGAGTTCGACGACCAATTCTACGTCAAGAGCACGAAGGATGAACTTGAGGAGTTCTACAAGAAGTATTACTCCCTCATGTCCAGCAACATCCCGACAGACGAGGACGATGTCTTTGATTCTTCGAGTTCCACCAGCCAGCCACAGCAGAAGGTTCAAATTCCAACAAATCCCTCTGCTCAGGCCAAGGACGAAAACACTTCAAAGATAGTGAATGACCTCATGTCAGACCCAGAAGACCTTCCAGTTGAATCCGATTCAGAGGACGATGGTTTTGACGAAGATGAGGGAAAGCTCGATACTTCATCGAAGAGCATTAGCGACCTCTTGAAGGAAATGGACTTCAAGGACTGAAAAAGTAAATATCAACCAGTGCGAAAGTTAGGAAATTCCGACGAGTAGCACTGGAAAGATTGATTAACAATAACAATCAAAAATAGGAGAAACAGAAATGTTCGACATAATGAAACACGATTCCGCATGGGATGACATGTGGAAGACAATGGACGCAATAATGCAATATCCATTCAGGGAAAAGACCCTTGAGACAAACGGTCTCAAGACGCTAATTCGCAGACCCCACAACATAGTCGCTGAAAAGGACAAGGACGGAAACGTCGTTTCCCAGAGGCTTGAGGTCGTAACTACACCGTTCGCAAAGGACGAGGTGAAGGTCACTATCCTCGACAATACACTTACTGTGGACTGCGGAAACGAGAACAAGGAAGAGAAAAACGAAGATAACTACATCTACAAGGGAATCTCGTCCCAGAAGTATTCCTTCTCTATTCGCCTGTCAGACAAGATTGACAAGGGTGCAATCAAGGCGAAAAACGTAGATGGAGTCCTCACGATATCTCTTCCGTTCAAGAAAGAAGAGCCAAAGGAAAGTGGAGTCAAGACAATAACTGTCGAGTGACGAAACAAAAAACTCAGTCTTTCCACGGGGTCGACACAAGTCGGCCCCTTCTTATTTGTATAATATTCACATGAAAATTGAAAACGTCAGGGTATTCGGGTTCATGGACGCCCTTCGAGGAATGAGAAACCCGTTGAATTCGTGGGAAAGAGCAGATTCTGATTTCCATTATTCAGAGGAAAACGGTTCCCTTATGTCGTATCACATTGGACCAAACGATGAAAAGCTTTGTCGAGCTTTGGTAAATGGAGGTTCTCCTCATAGAAAGTTCATGCGTCAGATTTTTATCGAAATGGACATCACAGCTCCGATGTACTGGTGGGCAGAGATGGATACATACAAGGTCGGAACAACAAGGAACTCCTGCTCAGTCCAACACAAGGGCTCGTCAAGGGATTTCACCGAAGAAGATTTTACGTTTGATTCTTTGTCCGACGAGAAATACACGGCAGACGAACGGTTCATGCTTGCCGACGACATAGGTGAAATGATAGACATACTCAACAGATGGCGTCAAAAATACGTAGAGACAAAGGACTACACGTATTTCAGGCTCATGCGCCAGTTCATGGGAAGCGGATACAATTATAAGGCCACTTGGTCTGGAACATATGAGAATGCCTACAACATATACGAATGGCGTCACAGCCACAAGTTAAAGGAATGGCATTCTTTGTGCGATGTTATAGAAAAGATGCCAGCTATGGATATTTTCCTGGAGAAATTCAAGAAGGGCAATTGATATGAAGAGAATAAAGAAATACGGAAATGAGTCTATTGGAACCGAGCTTGACACGTTTCTCAGAACAAAGGTCATGTATGAAACCCCGTCTAAAGAATGGCTTAAGGAAACCAAGTCAGAAATCGTTAAGATTGTAAATGCACATTTTCCAAAGAAGACCCACCAGACGTTTACAGAAATCTACGTTGTCGGAGACGAGTTCTACTGCCTAATCGGGTTCAGGCCGAATGAGAACAAGAAGTTCGGTTTCATAAATTGCAGCGTATCAACTGGAAACGAGAAATGACATGAAAACCCTCAAGATAATATTCAATCTTTTCTACCAGCCAACGGAATAGCTCAGGAAATTCATCGAAGAAAATAAATCCAACGGTGGGGTTTATTTTCCAATAAACGGCGGAAGCCAACTTGATGATGAATGGAGTAGACAGTTCCTTGAAATGGATTCTTCTGGAGATAACATATCCCATTTGAACTGTCTACTAAACGAAATGACTTCGATTTACTGGTTTTGGAAAAACCAGAGACTTCCAGATTACGTTGGGTTTTCTCATTATAGAAGAATATTTGCATAGAGTGATTTCAAAGATTATTATGATTATGACATAATTGTCTCTAAACCAATTTGGTCTTCTGACAAAATTTCCTTGGCACATTAGTATAAGCATTATCATGTATTATCGGATTTGCAGACATGCATTGACGTAATACGAGATGAGTTTAATTATGATTGGGGTGAAAATTTCAGGAAATATCTCCTCTCTAACGGAACAAATTTCGCTCCGTGTAACATGTTCATAATGAAAAAGGAGCTGTTCGAGGAATGGTGCTCGTTCATATTTCCAATTTTGTTTTCATTGGAAAAGAAGATTTGCCGTACGGAAGAGTTTTAGAAGAGGGACAATTATCAGAAAAGGGCGTTGTGCTTCCTAGCAGAAAGGATGTTTGGATACTGGTATTACATTAAAAAGAACTCTGGATTCAAGACAAAGGAAATAGAGATTGTGGAACGTCTAGAATACAAGCCACAAGGAGTTAACGAACGTGGTGATTTCTCGAAACGTCTCCCTACGGTTGCGCTCATAGCGATAGCGAAAGACGAGGATGAATACTTAAAGGAATGGGTGGACTACAACCTAAAGGTCGGGTTCGACGACATATACGTCTACTAGAACAGGTGGAGATATAATAGAGATGACATAACAGACGAAAGGGTCCACTTCGAGGAGTTTGACCAGGAAAGGCCCCAGATTCCTTGCTACAATTCGTGCATTGAAAAGTATTGTGGAAAATACGATTTTCTCGCGTTTTTCGACATAGACGAATTTGTATACATAAAGAACGGAAAGTCTGTGAAGGAATTTTTATCCGATTATTCCGACAAAGAGGCGATATACATAAACTGGAGGACATTCGGAGACAACGGACTTAGTTCAGCTGAAGATGGTAATTACTCCGTCATTGAAAGGTTCACCAGATGCGACTCGAAACTACATAGGCTCGGAAAAGTGTTCTTGAATACTGGAAAGACTGGAAAGTCAATCATATTCAACAATCCGCACATACTGGTTTATTCAGACAGACCCAACGTCGAGTTCAGGCCGTTCGACCCGACTGGGAAAAGGCGGGTTGAATGCGGGAACATTCCGAACAACACTGAAGACGAGCCGTGCGAGCTCTACCACTTCAGGAACAAGACATGGGAGGAGACGGTGAAGAGAAGGCTCAACACCACAGACGTGTTCTGGCCAGACAATTTCAAGTCGAGGACGGACATGAACACGATAAAGAGGGATTTCGACGAACATAATAAAAATGACGTGGAAAACACAAATCTTAAAACCTCTATGAAAAAGAAATATAGATATACGATTCTCCAATATAACATAGGAAATTACGAAAAAATACACGAAGTTGAAAATCCGCAGGACGACGTTGAATATATTCTCGTAGTAGACGAGCCAGGAATAGAAAGCAAGACATTCAAGGTCATATACGACGAATCGTTGCTAAAGTATTCCAAATTCGAGCGGTGCTTCCAGATAAGGTACAATACGTTCAAATATTGCAGTTCCGACACATGCATATGCATAGACGCGAACACGAAGATAACCAAAAGCCTCGACCCTATTGTAGGCAAGTTCAATTCTGGTGGATACGATTTTTCCCTGATGCCACATCCAGCAAGATACAACTTCATAGAAGAAATGAATGCGTGGTTGAAGATGAAGCCGACATACGAAAGGGAATTCGTCGAAAGATGTGTAGAGTTTCTCAAAATGTCTGGATACGACATAAACTACAAGGGTCTTTTCCAGACCAACATAACCATAAAAAGAAGGTGCAAGACCACGTTCGACGTCGACAGGATGACTTACGCACTTCTGAAGATGTTCGGCTATGACGAATCCTCAATAGACAAGGACGACCAGATAGCGTTCAGCTACGTAATGAACAGGTATTTCAGCTGGTGCAAGGTTCTTCCGCTAAGTGAACAGGTGATATCCTCGAAGTTTATGACCGCGTGCATGCACGGCACGGACACGCCGCTCAGAAAAGAATGGCTTACATACTATCAGATAACGCATGACAACCTGGACATACCAGACGAAAAGTGGATGTTCAACCAAAAGGTGGTATGTGAATATTTGAAATAAAATGAGTTTTTAGATATATTAATTTAATATCATGAAAATAAAAGTCAATTATACCGCATATCTTGTAAATGATTGGGAACCAATATTTGAGAAGCATGTTTTTTTATTAAAAATGTGCGGATTGTACGAGATGCTTGATGTGTTTAACATATTTGCATATCCAAAAAATCAAAAATTAATCGACATATTAAACAAATACGGAATACTTTCTAATAAGACAAACGTTATTTTTCAAGATAAAAATAACCAAGAATTTCCAGCGGTTTTAGACCTGTTAGACAATCCATATGATAAAAACCTATATTTTCACACAAAGGGTGTATCACTGAAAGAAAACGCACGTTCATACGTTCCAAGTCTCGCATGGAATGATTATATGACTTATTTTAACATAATTCATTTTAAAACCTGCCTTCATATGTTAAATGAAACGGACGCATGCGGTGTTGAAATAGCAATTACAGACAAGGGCGTATTCTATTGCGGTAATTTCTGGTGGGCAAATAAAAATTTTCTTGGAAATGTAAAAAAATCAAAAAATTATGAAATACTTAAAGAAATGAAAAACAGATATGCGCCAGAAAATTGTTTCTTTGGTGTTCATGGAAAATATTGTGAGCTGTTCAACAGCGGAACATTTCCAGAAAAAACAGGAAGTTTTTATTTTTATCCATTTCTTGATTATTCATTCGATTTGAAAAGAATACGGATAATAACAACTTAAAACATAAAGGAAACCAAAATGAATAAATCAGAAAACGATTTAGAAAATCGTGATATATGTATTATATTAAGCCCAGGAAACAATAAAAAATTCTGGGATTACACCACTTTTGCTCTACATTAGTTAAAAAAGTTTCATGTGACTACGGTGATAACAGAAATCAAATCCGAATGTGAAATACCAGAAGAACAGAAGTTGAAATGGCTTGGATATGAAAATACAACAGTTTTAGATATAAGTGAACACATGAATCATGTTGGCCTCGGCAATAAAATAAAAAACAGTTTTTCAAGATACACGTTTTCGCGTATAATAGCACCGCTTATCGAAAATGTACAGAAATATAACAAGGTCCTTTATCTTGATACAGATATTCTCATATTAAACGACTTCTTGAAAATATTCGAAATCGACCTAGGTGAATGTTTTTTTGGTGCTTCGGTCGATTATGTTGTCCAATTCGGATTCAAACACGACTACATAAAATTTATACACGACAAGTATATTGAATTTGGAATAGAAAAACACAATGAAAATATATACTTCAACGCTGGGGTACTGTTATACAACATGTCAAAAATAAAAATACACTTGAATGAATACATAGAAAAACTTCGTTTTTTAAATTCGGTGTACTATGAACACCCGTGGGACTTTTGCGACCAGGACACGCTTAATCTAGGATTTGACATTTGTCAATTACCCCAAATATACAATAAACAGTTCT